AAAAAACCTCTATCAAGCATCTACAAATTTATCCTTATTAAATCCCTGATCTTTTGGACTACTACTCCTCTGTTCCCACCTGTGCCTACAATTCCAGATTTCGTTATTGAAATCTCCAAACCTACTAACAATTTCTTTTCTTGTTGCTGGACTATATCCAATCTTCTCTATACACCTATCTCTTGTTTTTGAATCATAAGCACCTATGTAGATATATTCAGTATCTTTAGGCAAATTTTCAGATAGGAAATTAGTAACAGCAGAACTATATTGTCCATAGGCTGTTATTATTTGTGTTTCTATATTTGGTGTCACATCTCCTATTGATTTTAATGTTTCTGTCGGAGTTAATTGCTGTGATATGCCCATGTATGTATTAAGCAATATATTATCAGCCATCTTATCTACAAATTCAGTAACCAATAACCTTTTACTATTATCCAATAATAACCTCAATGTGCTTTCTGAAAGCATAGAAGTAGAATACATATTTGTAAGAATAGATACAGCACCTGCTTCATATAATCCGACAGCACTTGACATTTTTAACCCCATTGCATATTTTAAATCTATACTTGATAAAATCTCTAATACTTCTTCGCTTGTTTTACCCTGTACTAATTCGATCAATGAATTAACAACCTCCTCAACAGCCTTATTGCTTTTCTCTGCAATAACTGCTGCAATTCTATCTAATTCATTTGATATATCTGCCATCTATACAGGAGTTGTCAGAGCAGCCAAGAGTGGAGAAGTTTCAGTTACTACTTCAGCTTCTTCCACTCCTGACCTTTCGGCTAAATAATCTAAAGCATCCTGTCTTTCAGGATATTTATCAGGGTCTTTCTGCATCAGTATATCAGCAACATCAATCATGCCTTTATCTAATTCCCATTCCCACTTTTCTCTTTGTTCCTGTTCTGATAATACCTCTGTGGATTCCTCATAATCAATACCAAGTAGAAATCCTGCATCTCTGCCCTGTTCAACTGCTATAATTCTTTCTTCTACACCAAACAGATCATATTCAATTCTTTTCCATCTTTCCACATCTGATCTTCTGCTATCCATTAACTCCTGATTGCGAAGTCTTAAAGCCACACCACTTTCAGCAGTTGTGCCTTCAACAAATGAAACAGATAGGTGATAATTCTGTGCTAACATCTTATAACTTTCCTTGATGCTATCTGTTAAGGCTGGTACACTATTTGGTGGTGATACCATATTAAGCACACCATCATGTCCTAAAAAACTCCACTTATCTTGACCTATATCTAACTTTTCCTTTTCAATATTACTACCTGTGATATATCCAAATCCGAATGATTGAAACATAATATTGGCATTCTTATTAAACTCTGCTACATTGGTTGCCTCATTAGTAGCAATAAGATCAGGCGAAGCATCTGTATCAAAGTATGATGATTCAGGCTTTCCATCCCTGTAACAACTAACAAATGGTAGTATCTGATATGGATTAGCCATTTCAGTATTATCTTCTAATGCTAATTTCTTTCCTGTTCCCTTCTCATAAATGAAGTGATTCTCTGCATCCCAATATGACCAAAGTTCAGGAGTAGTATCCATAACAGAACTGCGAACAGACAAAGGATAAGTAATAGCAGATGGATTAAGTGGATCATCATCATAAAATAGTGGCTCCCAATCTCTAATTATATCATATTCAATTCTTTCATTTCTCCATGTAGGCTTTAGCAGTATGCACTCCAGCAGGTTACACATCTTCTCTGCTCTCTGCATCTTGAGGTTCTTTTGATAAAACATATCAGGTGTCTTTTCATTTGAGTATTCCCTGATTGGTGCTTTCATATATACAAGGCTGATTCTATCTATAATTCTTTTTGTAATATTTATATTAGGACATGGAATTTGCTTATTCAAACTATCAGAAAAGAATGCCTTTGTATAGGCTTCAGTTCTGCCTTTATAATAATCATAAGCCTTATCCCTTGACATCATCCATCTTTTCTTTTCGGCATCTTGCCACATAACTTTACTTTGCTCTACTAATAACTGACTGCTTGATGGAATCATCTTTTTATACTCCCCATTAGTGGTTTAATTATTGGATATTCAAAGTCAATGGCATAACGAATACCATCAGAAAAGTGTGTCCGTTCCTTGTTGCTTTTATCAATTTCTCTTGTTCCTTCTTTATTGACAGTCTGCTCCAAGTCTGTAATTAACCCCTTACAGGATGGGTCTATTATAAAATTATCTTCACATAACTTATTTACTGCATTTACACTATCTACCACTCTTGGTGCTTTAGGCTTTACCCTTATCTCAAAGCCACCCTGTCTTAATATATCATGGTCAGTATGTAATGCAGATGTATGCCTTTGATTGGCAGGATCAGGATATGCAATATACTTATTGCTTGGATACCTACCCTTAATCTCCTGAACCATTCTTTCAGTTAGGATTTCTGTTCCTCCACTATGATGTAATTCAACTTCTGCGAAAACTTGTAGTTCGGGTTTGTTACCTTTGGTGATGTGAAATAAGGAAGCTGCCATAGGGGAGACATTGAAGTCGATTGCACATCTAACTGGTAAGGTAGGATTATAGCTATTTGGTCTGACATTTTTCTCCCTTGTAAATTGGTAATAGGTTGCACCTTGCTGAAGATTAACAAATTCTCCATTCAGATAGGCTTTTAATAAGTTCTCATCATAGTTATCTTTCAGGCTCTTAATAAATTCTTCAGGAAGCATAATATTATCTTCTGTTCTTCCCCTTATAAGTTTATATCCATCTATAGGATTATCACCCCAGTATTTATAAACAAACTTGAATCCTTCAGGTGTACCACTACCAAAGGCTGTTAAGGTATTGCCATCCCGAAGCCTTGACAATAACATCTTCCATGCCCTATCATCCCTTAACTGATCTGCTTCATCTATGCCACCTGCTGCAAGGTTAAGTCCTGCCCATCTCATATAGTTTTCTGCTGATCTCATAATAACATCACACCATCCCTGTTTCCAATATACCCTGTATTTAGTTGATGTCGCTGTATAATCATAATCAAATCCTGCCTGTCTTAATACTAATTCAAATGTTGGCTGTAACACATCTCTTATCATTGGATATGTAGGCTCTGCAAGTAGTATGGTCTTACCTGCATTTAAAGAACATTGCTTTAATGCGAACAGGCAGAACCCGAAAGTTTTTCCCGAGCCATATCCTCCCAATAAGAAAGGGTGCTTATAATTATCACTATTTAAAAATTCCTTTTGATGCTTAAATAGTTTAAATTTCTTCAATAATAAATCCTTCAGGTAGTTCCGTTGTTGTTATCTCCTGCTTATCAGTCTGACCAAGCATCTGTTTACCCAGCCATATAAGCATTGCTACATTACCCTTCTTGGCTGATGCCCATTGGTATTGTCGTAGCCTTATCTTGCCCGACTCCCTTCCTTTTGTAATATATTCGGCATAACTTTTCCTTATAACATGTTCACCGACATCAAAGAATGATGCTATTTCAGTATTAGTACAGCCGAATGATGCCAACTGTTCTATCTGCTTTGTATCTAAATTATACTTCTTCGGTCTGCCCATCTAATATTGCTTTACCTCCAGTAAATTGTTCCCATCTTTTAACTATTACATCACAGTAATGTGCATCTATTTCCATGCCATAACACTTTCTTCCTGTCTTTTCACAGGCTATTAGTGTTGAGCCACTACCAAGAAATAGGTCTAATACTGTTTTTGCATTGTGATTATTAATTGCTTTTACCACTAATTCAAGTGGTTTTTGTGTTGGATGGTATTTATTTTTAAAATCCTTATCTATATCCCAGACAGTTGTTTCTGTTGTCTTTCCAATAAAATTTAATTTTCCCCCTTTTGGTTTCCAATATAAAAATGGTTCTTTATTCTCTTTATAGTTTGCATTTAAAGAGGAAAACCCACCCCTTTTTCTCCAAATCAATAATGAATGAATATCTCCCACCTTGTTTATCGCCTCATATACTGATTGTGCCTTTGTTCCTGCAAACCATATATATATTGCCCCTTCTGTGTATTTTGCTATAATTGGAATAACCTTACTGTAAATATCAGTTTCCTTGTGGTCATCAATTAATCTCTGTCTTTGATTCTTCTTCACCCCTTTGTCTGTAAACTGTATCCCCCCCGAATAATCAACCCCATACGGAGGGTCTGTAAACACCATATCTGCCTTGTTGCCATCCATCAATACTTCTACATCTTCCTTCTTCGTTGCATCACCACATAACAGCCGATGTTCACCAAGTATCCACAGATCCCCTGCCTTGCATATACTTTCTTCTACTTCAGGAACATCATCATCATCTGTAAGTCCTGCTATCGGTTCTTCTTCAGGCAATACCAGTTCATCTTCATCAAATCCCCATTCTACCAGTTCATCCATATCAAAGAAATTGGCAAGATTATCCATATCCCACTCACCTGTATTCTTATTCAGCCTGATATTTAATTCTCTTTCTTTCTCGTATGTAAGATCAACCTCCAGCACAGGCACATATTCAATGTCCATATCCTTTGCCACCTTAACCCTTTGATGACCACCCACTATGATATTCTTTCTATCTTTATTGCTATTTACTATAATTGGATCCACCAGACCGAATCTTGTTATGGAATCTTTCAGATTCTGATACTGATCTTTGGTAAGTTGTCGTGGATTATATTCTGCGAAGATTAGGGAATTGATTTCCCTGTGGATTATTTTATGTTCCATTTATCACCCATATTTTAGATGATAATTTATATTATTTTACTTGTATTATTAAACGAAATTGTTTATGGCACTTATATTTCTTCTATAATTACTGCTGTATTTGGTCTTTGCCCATACATCTTTTCTGCATATATTTCACAAACCTGACTATCATCTACATAGAAACTTGGCTGAAGAACATCTTCAATAAGTTTCAAAAGGTTTGATAAATCAGGTTTTATGCTATGGTGCTTGATTCCTTTATATTTATCTTTTAACAAATGTTTGTATTTGCCTGTTCTATGCCACGATTTAGGAATTGGCATAGTAAACCTTATGGAAAGTCTAATATTCCCAGCATAAGGCTGATTTGGTTTGTATTTGGCTATTTGCAGTAATATATCTTTCTTATCTTTTGAAGATGGATCATAATAACCACCCCTTGCAGATGGTCTGTGCCTTTTAAGTGCTTTAGGCTTTCCTAATATCGTGAACTTAATCAAAGTTTATCTATAAGTTTAGTTTTTAGAGTAAAATCTCTCATCCTAATTATTTTTTCTATTTCCAACAGTTCTTTAGTTATGTCTAAATCTGATTTCTTTTTTCTTTTATTTTTAATAATTCGATATTGTATGTCTATTTCTTTATTAAGCCATACTACTACTCTTTCCCAATCAGGTTCTATTGGAATTATTTTTTTCTTCTTTATAATTCTGCCCATTGTATTACACTTGTATCCCATTTGTTTTTAGCTGAAGGACAA